TCCGGCAGCTCAGCACTGGTATGCACGTAGCCGGGACCGGGTTGGGTGATCTGCAGGCGCTGCATAAGCACGTATTTGGCGGTGTCGCTACCGACAGGCCACACGCGCGCGCCGCGCTTGATCTTCTTGCCGCGCCAGCTTGTGTCGCGCTCTGTCGGCTTGCCCATGACAGGCTTGCCGGGCTGGCTCTGGCCTTTGACAGCGAGCACATGCCGGCCGGCACGCGCGCGAGTAAATGCATCGACCATCTGACTGTGATGGCCGCCGTGGTCGATGGCGGTGGCGCTAATCCGCATATCAACGCCGACGGCATTGCGCAGTGGCTGCTGCAGCACTTCATCGAGCTGGCTCCACACCACGTCCTGCCCAGGGTCGCCGTAAATCTTGGCGTAGTCGACAATCCAGCACTCTTCGAAACGGCCCCAGCCAATGATCTTAAGCTCGAGCCGATCGCCCTGCACGTCGACCGCTGCCGTCAGAAGCAACACGCCGCGCGGCACCGAGCGCAGGGCATACGGCTCGGCGCGCTTTTGCACCTCGTGCTCTGCAACGCGGTTGCCTTGCATCTCCCATGTCTCTGCTAGGCGGGTGTTTACGAACACCTGCATCGCAGAGGGGTCGCCTTGATCAACCCGTACCTTGGCAGTCAAAAACTCGCGCACCAGGGCGGCCCAACTTACCCAGCCAAGCGGGCTGTAAAGCGAGTTAATCCAGTAGCCGCGCACCGAGCTAGCCGGGTTGCGCGGCACCCATTCGCCGCCAGCAAGCATCTCACCTTTGGCGGTCTCTTCGATCAACACGCCGCAAGCAGCACAGGCGTATCGCGCGCTCTCAGCGTCGTCATCGACCCACTTGAGCTGCGCCCACACCAGCGCCTGGCGGTGGCCGCAGTGCGGGCACGGCACCAGGTACTGACGCTGATCGCTTGCCGCGTAGGAGGCTTCGATCTGGCTTTCGCCTTTCACCGTGCAGGTGCTGGTCTTCAGGCGCTTGCGGCGGCTGAATGTATCTTGCCGCTTTTCCGCAAGCTCGATCGGGCTGCCTTCGCCGTCGACATCGAACGGGTAAGCGTCAATCTCGTCAAACAGCACATCACGCGCCGGCATTGAGCGCAAGCCTGCGGCGCTGTTGGCCCCCGTGATGATGAGGATGCCGCCGTCGAACTCTTTCTCTAACAGCGTGTTGCCGCTGTCTCTAGCACGCGACGGGCGCACCCGCTCACTCAGCGCGGGCGTGGTGTTGATCAGTGCGGCAACGCGCTGCTTGCTGAATCGCTTGGCGGTGTCGAGCGTGGGCTGCACCAGCATGATCGGGCCGGGGTTGCGGTCGATGCTGTAGCCAACCCAGTTGAGACAAGCCTCACTTTTGCCGAGCTGGGTGCCGGCCCAGATTACGACCTCTTCAACATCGCTGTCTGCGCTCAGCGCGTCCATCGGCTCGCGCATGTAGGGCGCGCGATCAGTGCGCCATTGGCCTGGCTCGCTGGCGGCCTTGCCGGCCAGCACGCGATAACGATCGGCCCAGCGCGACACACTCAGCCGCTCGCGCGGCTGCAGCACAGCGCAAAACGCTTGTGCCCAGACTTGACCACCATCAGGCATTACTGCTCGGCCATCAAACCAGCGCGAGCGATCTCAGCGCGCACGCGGTCGATTTCTTCGCGCAATCTTTGCCTCAACTTGCTGCGGTGTGCGGCGTCGACGCCAAGTTCTGCAGCAATGCGCTCCGGGATGGCCTCCAATTGCTGCACCAGTGCCGAGGCAATCTGCCGGCCCTTGCGCTCGGCGTCTTCGGCTTTAATGAGGCTTCCAAGCTGCTGCTCAAGGTCAAGCTCGGCCAGTTTGGCCTCGGCGCGGTCGCGGCGCTCACGCCAGTCGATGCGCCCGCCGATGCTTGTCTGCACGGCGTCGTCGTCATCAAGCCCGGACGGCAGCGCATTCGCCGCACCGCCCGAAACATGGATGCCCTGCTGCATCGCGCGCCGTTGCTGATGCGGATCGGTGCGCGCTTTCCACAGCGTCTCGGCGACCAGCGGGTCGAGCTTGCCATCGATCAGCGGGATGCGGCAGCGCTTGATAGCCTTACTGACCGCCGCCTCACTGACACCTCGACGGCGCGCATATTCAGCTTGCGAGATCAGTTCCATTTATTAGCCCTTAACCGGCAAATGCCCTTAACTGCTTGCTTAACTCCGGTAGTGTGCATTCACTAACTTAACATCGGACGGTGAACAACCCCCGATGGCCTACCCGTAGTAAGGACCCACTAACGCGCTGTGTTGATCGCATCCCGCAGGCTGGTTGCGAAGTTGCGCGACCATGTGGCTGCAACTGTCTTGCGTGCCACGCGGTAGAAGTCGAAGAGCTTGCGATACTTGGCTGGCGCCTTCGTGAACACCAGCACGGCCTTGACCCTGCCATCTGGCTGACGTTGATACACACCAGGCGACAGTCGGCCGCCAGGCTTGGGGACAAACACGTTCTGTTTGCCCCCTCTAGCCTGACGCGCAAGCTGCGCGATCTGTCCTCTGCTTAGGTTGCCGAATTGGTTGAGTTTGGCACCCGATCCGGGCACAGCGCTCTGGACTGGCTGGCCTTGTTCTTTGCTGAACCGCGCCTCGAACGGCTTGCGTTTACGCGGCCCGCCTTTGATCTGCGCGTCCAGGTAAGCGGCCTGCTTGCGCTTGAGGAATACCTCGGCACGCAGGTTGAGCTTGGTGGCGAACGTGATGCCGACACCCCGTCGCGTGAACGTGACAGGCGCGTCGAATACGCGGTCGATCTCCTGCTCCAGCTCCTTCTGCACGGCCTTGGCCGTGGCGGTCAGCGCCCGCGCTGTGGCGAACGGCACTTGCTTGATCGTGCCGTCGAGCAGGGCATTGACCTTGGAGAAGTCGGCCTTGACGGTGATCTGCACAAAAAAAGAGGCCGGATTGCCGGCCTGCAAACTGAGGAGAAAAGACTGTCCGCGACGGACCAGACGCATGCCGCGCACGTGCCTAGCGTCGCCAGCCGGACTCGAGCGTTTTTAGTGGCATCGAAAAAAAAGGCCGCCTACTAGGCAGCCTTGGCGACGCGCACCTACCCGTGCGGGGGGAATTGCTCGACGCGAATACTAACGCGGCAATAATCAGATTGCAAGATGTTGCCCAGCATCACCGCGCCGCGCTGCACCATGTAGGCCCACTCGTTGCGATGCAGCCCAAGCCTGCGGCACGTGTCGCGCCTGTGCCGCTCCCACGCCGGTACGGATGACCGGGGGGCGGTGACGTAGTACGCGCGGAGCATCATGCGCTCGCGCCACGGCAGGTAGCGCCAGTTGACCTCCACCCGCCACGCCTCCAGCGCGTCAACTGGCAACGGCTTGGGGTCTCGATCCCACACTTCGCCCGCCTCGGGCCGATAGCGGCCCTCGATTGATCGGCACGATGACAGCCAGGCCCGCTGTCGCGCCCACCTGCCCCATTCCTTGAGCCTGGCGTCCAGGGCATCCTCGACGCGCACAACGTCAGCGTCGTCACGCAACGTAGCTGCCCCCCACGACTTGGAGCGCATCTTCGGCCGACCGCACCACGACGACGGGCGGACCACCCCAGAGCCCAAACCAGACGACCTGGTCGGGCGTCAGTCGGCCGCGCCCGGCCTTGACCTCGAGAAGCCACGCTTTTCCGCCCCTGCCGACGAGCAGGTCGGGGCAGCCTGCGCCAACGGCGGCCAGCGACTGCACGGAGCAGCCTGCCTGGCGCAACGCGGCGACGATCTCCGCGTGGTTACTGTCAACTTTTGCCGCGCGCCTCATGCCATGCCTCCTGACATCTTGCAGTTAGGCAGCATGAAGACGGTCATGCGTAGTCATTGGCAGCTTCGGAATTGGCAGCATTCGGCCGGTAGGCGTGCGCCACTTCCATGCCATCCCCACTGCCAGTCGGTGCACACCAACTGGGTAGCCGCCGTTGTGTGCGTGCTCTCGAATGTCCTCTTCCAACGCGCCGAACAACCAGCCGCCGCACTCGTCGCTGAGCCACTGCCGGACAACCAAGCAGTGCGAGCACACTTTGTGAGTGTTCAGTTTTCCTTCCCACACAAAGCGGTCAACGTGGTAGCGCTCGCCGGATGCAATCTCGCGCCCACACTCCTTGCACTTGTGCGCCTTGCGGGCCACGGGGTCAGCTTCCGAAAGCATCGTCACCGAGCCATCGCTGTCATACAGCATGCACATGCTTGCTCTCCCTAAAATGCTGCCTAACTGGTCGTTCAACCGGACCCGCTACGGCAAGGCACCCTGGCCACGAAGCAGCCAAGGTTCATCATCTACTTCGCGGCCAGGGCGCCTCGCCTCCGCAGGCCGGTTAACTCTGCGTTAGGCGTATTCATTCAGCACCGCACGCGCGGCCAGGACGCTGGACTGGCAGCGCTCGGGCCACTCGCTGCTGAAGTGCTGCGCGATCTGCTGCAACGTCTCGCGCATGCGTTCCGTCTTCCGCTTCTCGCGGATCAGGAGGTTGAGCACGGCTTCGGTGTCGCGCCGCTCACGCTCGATGCGCTGTGCCGGCGTCTCGCCTTCCTTCAGGTACTGCTCGCAGTCGGCAAGCATCTGGCGCAGCTCGCGCACGTCGCCGGCCACTTCTCCATCAGCCATCGTCTTCCCCTTCTTGCACTGCGGGCACTCCGGCACGCGGTGCGGTTTGCAAAGCATCGGCGGCAATCGCCCCATGTATCGCTCCGGCTACACGCCTAACGTTCGGGCCTGCTTGCGTCCTTCAGGTTCTGCACCATGTCGGACACAGCCTCGGCGGTGTATGGCTTTTCCTTGTCCGTCAGCACGCCGCCCATCGTCACCACATCGGCCACTACCGCGACCGGCACCGTCACGACCGCAGTCGCGGCCTTCGTGAGTGATTCCAGCATCTTGAACATTTCTTCCTCCTGCGCCCATCTAGGCGCTCGTTAGGCCGCATCGCGCAGCGGGCTCGTCAGGCCCTTGCGGCGCAGGTAGCCGATGCACTGCTGCTCCAGCGCTTCGTCGCCGGCCGCAATGCCCTCTCCGGTGCGCGCGGCACGCATGCGCCGGATCAAGCGCCTAACCAGCAGCGCAAGGTCAAGCGTCTGGCTCCGCAGAGTGTCGCGTTCGTGCTCGGCTGTCTCAAGCTCGACCAGCCGTGCCATCGGAATGGTTATGTGGGTGTCTGCCATCGGCATGTCATTCGATCAGCATGGGGACAGCATCTGCGGCCCGCGTAATCTGCACGGGGTTACCAGTGGACAACCTAAGCACTTGGCGGCAGTCGTGGGGGTTACCGATCAGCACCGGTTCGGCGACCTTCTGGCCGGCCATCCGGTTTTGCGCCTCAAAGCGGCCGATCAGGTGCGCCGGGTAGGGGGGCGCCTCGCGGCGCATGGCGAATCCTCGGTAGAGGGCCTGGAAGTCGCGCGCGCGGAACGGCAGATCCTCCTCGGTCGTTGCGCACAGCTTGACCCAGCCGCCCATGTCTTCGACGCAGCGATGAATAATCGCGTCATCGAACACGACGGACTCGTGGCCGCCGACCCGCCGGACGGCGCGCTCGACCTTAGCCCACGCCTGCATCGCAGCGTCCTGGCTGGTGCCGCCCATCATGCGGATCAGGTCCGCTGGCTTTGGCATGTACTGGCCGGCGTCCGGCGATTTGACGTGCCGGTCAAGGGCCTGGCGAACGGCTGACAGGTCGAATTGCTGCAACGCGGACCAATACAGGTCAATCACGCCCGGGGACACGTCGCGGCCGTACAGCGCGCCGACGTAGGTCAGCATTTCCGAAAAATCGGAGCGGTCAGCTTGTCGCAGCGGCATCTTGAGCCTCTTTCATACGCAGCCAATCTTGGGCAGCCTGTCGGTTGCGTTCCTCCAGCGCGGCTTGACGGCCCACCGGCGGGGTCTTGGTGGTGCGTGCGGCATCCTCCAGCAGCCATGACGCCTTAAAGCCTCCCCATCCCTTGGCGGCGGCCTTGGCAATGGCCTGGGGCAGCGTCAGGCCGGCCTTTGTCGCCTCGGCGTTAACGTCGTCCAGGGCGGTCTGCGTCAGCGGCAGGCGCTTTTCCTTCCTTGCCCTTAGCCAGTCCTCCGCGTGTTGCCTGTCCACCCCCATCGACACAAGCTCGGCAACGCCGAGCGTGCTCTTTGTCTTTTTGGTCTGGCCTTGGGTTGAGGATAGGGATGGGGATGGGGTTAGATGCTCTTGCTTGGCAATTGCTTGGCTCTTGCTTGGCAATTGCTTGGCTTTTGCTTCGTATCCCTTCCGGCCCGCATCGGATCGCGAGCGGCTCAAAACCTCGCTGCGCTCAACTTCGCGCTGCATGCGATTGTTGTAATAGCCGTCTTCCATTCGGACGAAGAACTCGGAAAGCACCCGGCGAAGGGCCTCCACCTCGTCGCCTGACCTGGCGTTGACAATCCCGCACAGCTTGCGCTCGTCGAGCGGCGCCGGGCCTTTTTGGTCCCAGCAAAACATCAGGAGCTTGAGGAAGGCACCATGCTCGGACATCGAGAGGTGCTGCGTGTCCCGGAGGTAGTCTCCGGTAAACAGCGGAAGGTATGCAAAAGACACTGACGCGCCTCCATCGGCAAATTGAATTGAGCGGGTGAGCCTTGGATGGACAAAGCGGCGACGGCCGGTCGCATTTCCCCGCATCCTCATTGTGCCGCAAACGTCCACGCGCTGCAAGGCCAATTAACGCATCGTTAGTCCTTCTTCTCTGCCAGTCGCGCGACAACCATCCACGCAAACCACGCGGCAGACGCGGCAAAGAACGCGGTGGAGCCGGAACCGCCGCGGATCCACACAACAAACTGCCCAACGGCCGATAACGTC